GGCTTGTCCGTTAAACCTATTAACAAGTACGACTATACAAAACCACATTTGTTAAAGAAGTGAGGGGCTAACATGAGTGTATTACATGATTACAAGTGTCCGGTGCATGGCTACTTTGAAAGTCGGCAGGCAGTATGTCCTTCCGGCTGTACCGACGTGCAGTTGGTGTTCCTGCAACCTGTCGGAATTGCCAGTGATGCAACGAAACATAATGACAAAACGCTAAAACAACTTGCGCTAGACTTCAAGATGAGCGATATTAAATCGACCAGAGAAGGTGAGGCGCAACCGCCGCGCCATGCCACGCCGAATAATCCGTTCGCACCCCGTTGGGGATCGCCTGCGGAAGTGGGTGGCTACAACCTTAACTCGATTGCAGGTGAGTCAGTATCAGGAATGCAGGCGGTCAAGCAAGCGGGTACGAATTTGAGTGGCCCGAAAGTGGGGTCTTACATTGCCGACCATGAGAACTTACAGATCAAATGAGAATTCCTGAAAACCCAGTTGATCGCCAAGCGTTCTATGTTGACATCATGAACAAGTGTCTGGTGTCTCAAGGTGAGCGCCAAGCACAATACTCCACACTGCGTTCCTACTACCTGTTCGGCGCTGATCAAAACTCACCGCCTGCGCACTTCAATAAAATCTATCCGCACATTGATCAACTGTCTGCTTTTATGTACTCGGCAGACACGACGCGCTTCTCGATCAAGATGGGCGCGTCTGTGCCGGAAGTGTTCAAAAAGAAAATACCTGCACTGACCAAAGCATTGCACGACTACTGGATGGCAAGCAATGCAGATCAAGTGTTTGGTCAGGCATTGAATTGGGCGTTTTGCTACAACTCTACCTTTGTCAAACTAATCTGGCGCAATGGTATCCACCCCTACATGGTGGAACCCGGCGTGTTTGGTGTGCTACGCGAAGACACACCGTACACAGACCGCCAAGAGGCAATGGTGCAAGAGTTCTACATGACCAAATCGGAACTCTACTCGCGCCTGTACTCGCATGAAAAACGTGATGAGATTCTAAGTCGCATTGCGTTAGCTGAACAACAAACCAAGAAGTACCCTGAAGGCGTTGAGCGCCTAGTGACTTCTGCGGTTGATCCGACGATTTACGGTAACGTGCAAATGAATCTGGCTGGCAACATGACGTACACGCCACAGATTGCAGAGCCTACCGTCAAGATGCGGGAGCTTTGGATATACGACGATAAGTTTGATGATTATGTCTGCGTCACGATTGCTGATCCAGACATTGTGATCTATGACCGTACATCCAAGAGTCTATTCTTACAAGGTGAGCAGCCGTTTGTTCAAATCTGCCCATCGCCTCAATACGATTACTACTATGGTCAGTCTGAAACGCAGCGTCTTGTGTTCTTGCAAGAGATGCGTAATAAACGAACCGGACAGATACTCGAATTGCTGGATAAACAGGTCAACCCACCCAAAGCGTTTATCGGCTTCCAAGGAATCTTGGATGAAAAGATGTTTGCGCTTAATCGTGCCAACGGCATGGTGGCGTCTGATATGCCTAACGCCAAGGTAGAAGAGTTCACGCCAAACATCCCGAATGACTTGTTCCGCGAACTCGGTGAGATTGACGCCATGTTTGCTGAAGCCTCTGGTATCACCAGCGTCTTGTCGGGTCGTGGCGAAACTGGCGTTCGTAGCCAAGGCCATGCCTCGCAGCTTGCTCGACTTGGCTCCTCCCGCGCTAAGAAACGCGCATTGACCATTGAAGACAGCCTTGAGAAAATTGCAACGCTGTATCTGAAGATGATGATGGTCTATGACGATACGCGCTACCGTGACGAAGATGGCAACGAATTCATTGCCGCCCAGTTTACGGAAGACTTTGTTGTCAAAGTCGATGCGCATTCCAACTCGCCAATCTTCATGGAAGACGCTAGAGACTTGGCGTTCAACCTATTCAGCGCTGGCGCAATTGGTAAGGCCAGCTTGCTAGAGATGGTCGAGCCGCCAATGAAAGATCGACTGGTGGAAGAGGTCAAGGCGATGGAATCTGCCGCAGCAATGCAGCAAATGATGCAGCCTCCTGCCGCACCGGAAGGTGGCGCACCAGAGCAACCCGAACAACCACAACTGAGGGCCGTGTAATGGATCAAAGATCAGGCGCAATGAACTCACAGTCAATGGTCAAAAACGGGGATCAGCCCCGCATGACGCAGCGTGATATTCAATCGACAAGACAACCACCGTCGATGAGCTTTAACCGTAACGCCTTCAAGACTGCCACCCGAAATACTGGCACTAGAAGCACCGGACGATAGTAAAATAGCAACGGGCAACATTTTGCCCCTTTTTTTAGTTGACGCGATAGTTAATTTATATCTATCGTTCGCGCAACATAGGAGTACCAAATGGCTGTGAAAACACAGGACATGATGGACTTGATGAAGGCTGATCAAGGAATGGGAGGCGAACCCGCCACCCCGCCTGCGTTTGAGCAGGAGGAATCGACTGCGCCAATGGCAAGTCCGATGAGTACGCCAGAGCCAAAGCGCGGTGAAGAAGAAGCTGCGCGACTAAACATCATGATGGCGCTAGACATGATGCAACAAGCACTAGCCGCCTTCGACATGGGTTCGGAAGAATCCAAAACCATTGAGAAAGTGATCGCTGAGATTACGCGCCGCTTTGGTGAGCGCGAGTCTGATTCGCGTCGCTTGATGCCTTCTGAAATCATCCAGATGATTCAGTCTCTACCACAAGCGGGTGGCGCTACGCCGGGGCAGAGAGAAGCAATGTCAGCGCCTATCGCGGGAACTACCGCACCACCACTTCCAATTTAAGGAGCAATCATGGAACTTTTTAAGCCAAAGGGTGCAATGACCGTTCGCCGCCCGACTGACAACTCGCAGATGAATGGTCAAATTTACAACACGCCTCGTTTTGCAGAAATGGGTGGCCTGTCGAACCCGTCGAAGACTGGTAAGCGCAACGCCATGACCATGAGCAAGCCGGGCGACACCAAGAAAGTTTACTAATTAACACAAGGGGCTAATCATGAGTCTGGAAAATTACTCTCCCGAAGCAATTGAAGAGCTTGCTGCGCTCTCAAAACGTCTATCGGAAGACCCAAAAACACGCAAATCCTTTCTGAAACTGGCAAAAGAGGTCAATCCTGACCTGCCTGTGCCGGAATTAGAAATGGAAGAGGTGGTCAACCAGCGTGTTTCGGCTTCTGAGCAGCGTGTGGCTGATCTTGAGAAGCAGTTGCGTGCGCGTGAGGTGCGTGATGAACTCAATCGCCGCCGTAGCAAACTCAAAGAGAGTGGTTATGCTCAGTCTGATGATGACATTCTTGAAATTGAGAAACTGATGACCGACAAAGGTATTGCCAATCATGAAACTGCCGCTGATTACTGGCGTCACATGAAGCAATCGGCAGTACCGACACCCGGTTATCCACAACCCGTCATGTCTCGCATGGATGTGAAGGGTTATATGAAGAATCCGGTAGCTGCTGCGCGTGAAAACGCAGCGGCGGCTTTGGCTGAATTACGCAAGAATCCAAAGCCAATCGGTTTGTAAGGGGCTATTTTTAAACTTCGGAGGTAAATTATGCCTATTGGTGGCGGCATTCTTCCGGCTTCGGGTACTAATCAGTACAACGAGTTGACCTACGTCACTCGTCGGGCATTTATCCCGAAGTTGGTCGTACAAATCTACAATTCAACGCCCCTGATGGCGGCACTGATTGCAAACTCGCAGACTGCCTCCGGCGGTGTGTCGTCTGTATCGGTTCCAGTTCAGGGTTCCCAATTCGTGAATGCTCAGTGGTCGGACTATTCGGGTTCGTTCGCACAGCCTTCCGTTCAGCAAGGTGCTTACCAAGCTGAATTTAACCTGAAGCTACTGGTTTCTCCCGTACCGTTCCTCGGTATGGAAGGTGCCGTACAGCAAGACTACGCAATCATTCCTCTGATCGAAGCGCGTATGAACGACGCGACCAACGTGATGATGGATTCGATGGCAACCGCGCTGTACACCAACACCACGAACAACCAGCAATTCATCGGTCTGCCTGCGGCAGTGGATGATGGTACTGGCACCGCAACCTACGGTAACATCAACCGTAGCACAAACACATGGTGGAAATCCAAGCAATACGCTGCTGGCTCGGTCAACCCGACCCGTCAAAACGTACTGCAATACATTTCCGGCACCGTGAAGAATGGCGCAGAGGTTCCGACCTTCGGCGTTTGCGGCTTTGGTACTTGGACACTGCTGGCACAGGATTATGTAGGCCAAGAAAACTACATGATCACTCCCGGCTCCGGCTTTGATGGTGACGCCAATGGCCCACAGGCTGCATTCCGCGCCCTGATGGTTGCTGGTGTGCCAATCTATCCAGACCCGTATTGCCCGGAAGGTACGCTCTACCTGCTGAATACGAACTATCTCTCGCTCTACATCCATGAGCAGGCATCGTTCGCCTTCACTGGCTTCGAGTCCACACTTCCGAACTTCCAGATTGGCTACGTTGGTGCAGTTCTGATGATTGCAGAATTGGTAAACACCAAGCCGAAAGCCATGACGAAGATTACGGGCTACAACTCTTTGAGCCTGTAAGGAGGAAATCATGTCTCTTGCAACTAATAAAATCATTCTGGCTGGCGCTCAGAGCAATACTCCGGGTGCCTACTTCCAGACTGTTACCGTCACCGCTGTCGATTCTGGCAACGGCACCGTTATCCCGGCTGGCATCTATGTGATGTTCCCGTCGGCTAACGTGACCGTGCTGGCTTACAACGGTTCCGCAAACTCGACTGTCATGGCTGCTAATACTGGTGGCGTTGTGATTTCTGATGGTGTCAACGTCTATGCTAAGAATTCTTCTGGCAATGCGACTGTGACCCTGTTGGACATCAATGGCGGTCAAGCTGCTGGCGAAACCTACGCATAAGGGGGAGCTATGGACGCAAATGCAGTAGGCCGTTCGTATCCAGATTCGTTTGGCAATTACCGACTGGCAGAGCAAACAGGCGTAAGCCTCGCTGCCACAGGTGATGTCACGACTTTGGTTGCGCAGGCGGCAACTAAATACATTGTGCGTCGGATAGTTCTGTCTAACTTCAGTGGTAATGCAAGTGGTGCCAATGTGGGTGTCTTCACTGCCGCAAGCGGTGGAGGCACTGCCATTGCAGCCGATCAGACTTTGAGCGCCGCAACTGGCTCGACTAAGTTTGATGATCTGACATTGGCCTCCGCTGCAAACACTGACGTTCAAACTGCCCGAGTGCTTTATGTTAATTGTTCGGTCAATGCCGCAGTCACTTGCGACGTTGCCCTTTATGGAGATATTGTCTCGTTATGACCACGATCTTTGTTCGCAATAATGGTTCTGAGCCTTTTTCCGACGGTTTAGATGGTGTTGTTTACCATTTTGAGCCGGGGAAAGAGATTGAGATTCCTGAAATTGCGGCAAAGCATATCTTTGGTTATGGCGATGATGATAAAGAGCCGTATCTTGTAAGACTTGGCTGGATGAAAATGAGTAACCAGTTTAACGAAGCAATGGAAAAACTGGCCTTGTTTTCTTTTTCGAAAGAGTCTGTAAAGCCCGTCCACTTGTCAGCCCCAGTGGTGGAACGAGTAGCCGCCCCAATGCCCAAGGCAAAGGGTGCGGCGAAAGTTGCAAACCTTAATGGTTAAACATGGCCGATACGCTGTCAGGTTACATTACGCAGACCCGGCGTTTATTGCATGACGTTAATGCGAACTTCTGGACAGATGCAGAGCTAACGGATTACATAAACGATGGGCGTAACACCCTAGTCCGAGACTCAGGGTGCAACCGCGTTTTGCAAAACCACACCGTACCGTACAACGTCGAAACCATCGACTTTTCTGACCTGCCGGAAGGCGTCAATACCGTTGATGTGCTAAATGTCATCCTCTACTGGGGGAACTCGCGCATTCCGCTGTATTACCTACCTTGGACTGACTTCAATGCTCAGTTGCGCTATTGGCAAAACTACAATGGGCGTCCGGTAGGCTTTTCCATGTATGGGCCTAAGAAGATTTTTATTGGCCCCAAGCCTGATCAGGCGTACCAAATGGAGATTGATACCGTTGTCTTGGTTGATCCAATGGTAGCGGGTTCAGACGTAGAAACATTACCCACCCCATTTACTGAAGCGGTGCCTTTCTACGCCGCTTACATAGCAAAATATCAAGAGCAATCCTACGGCGAGGCTGAAATCTTCAAGCAAGAGTACAGCAAGCACGTTATGGAAGCTCTGAACACTACATTTACTCGCAGGCTGCCGACACCTTATACAGCGGGGTATTGATATGGCTGCGGCAGAGCAGAAAAAAAGTTACGCCGTAGTCAAAGACTTCAAAGGTCTTAACACCAAGAACAACCGCACGGTGATTGGTGATGGCGAGTTTAGCTGGCTAGAGAACATCCAGCCCATTGGCTATGGCAACCTAAAAACAATCCCCGGCAACCAACAGCTTGCGAATGTTGCGTTTACTGCGAATGTTTCGTTTCTAGGCTCTGTCAACATCAGCAATAACGAGTATGTGCTGGCGTTTCAGAATGACGGTTCAGCACAGTACGTCAACATTACGACAGGCGCTCAAGGCAACATAGCGCCAGCCAATACGTTCTCAAATGCTAACGTCATGGTGACGCAGTGGCGTAATGAACGTGCGCTGATTATTGATCCTAACAATGGCTACAAGACTTGGGATGGCACCAACCTTCATTCGATTGGCAGCATTAACTCTGTCACTATCAATAATGGCGGCAGCAATTATTCTGCTTCCAACACAACCGTTACATTTGGTGCGCCCAACGAAGCCAACGGCGTGCAAGCCACTGGAACCGTCGTTGTAGTTGCCAATGCGGTATCTGAAGTCATTGTCACGGAAGCTGGCACAGGTTATACCTCTGCGCCCACTGTGACGATTTCTGGCGCAGGTGCTAATGCAAACGTGACCTGCACGATTTTGAATCAAAGCGGTTCAGACATTGCAACCTTCTCAGGCCGCACTTGGATTTCTCAAGATCGGACGGTGTACTACAGCGCAACAGACACCTATAACGATTTTATTAACATTACTGCCGGGTTTATTACGTTAAGTGACGCAACGCTGCGTACTGTCATTACCCGCATTCTGTCTGCTAACAACTTCTTGTATGTGTTTGGCGAAGACAGCATCAACGTCTTCTCGGATGTGCGGATTGACTCTACGCTTGGCACCACGTTGTTTACCAACACCAACGTATCTGCCTCGGTAGGTTCTAAGTTAAAGCACGCCATTTTTCCGTATTTCCGTTCAGTATTGTTTATGAACGAATATGGTGTCTATGCACTGGTTGGCGCTACAACGACTAAGATCAGCGATCCGTTAGACGGTATATTTCCGTTTATTAACTTTAATGAAGAGATTAGTGGCGGTCAGTGCTTAATCAATAATATTTTGTGCGCAGTTTATAACTTTAAGTTCAATGACGATGGCACAGAGCGCTGGATTCAGGCGGCGTTCTTTGAGCGCAAGTGGTTCTTTACGAATCAATTAACTGATTGCTACTATGTGGTGCCTGCGTTTAAAGATGGTTTCTTAAATCTGTATGGCACGGCTGGTCAAAACCTATTTCAGTTCTATGAGGATGCGGCTAATCCAGTCGATATGATTGTGGAAACAGCCTTGTTGCCAATGGGTGATCCTATTCGTGACAAGCAGGCTTTGAAGATTGGTATTGAAGCAACGCTTGGCAATACGCCTATCGTGTTTGTTGCTTATGTTGATTCAGAAAACCAGCAATCTCCGGCAATTGATTTTTCTAACTCAATTACTTGGGTTAATAATGTAGGCACCGTGATCTCATGGAGCAATAATGCCAGTGCAATTATTGGCTGGTCTAGCCCATCAAGCTCCGGCGCTGGTTATTATTTATACAAAAAAGATGCCAAGATGTTTGGCAAGTATTTGGGCATGACCCTAACAGGCAGTGTTACACCATTTACACTCAACGGTTTCGAGTTTGAGCATGAATTGAGAGCGAGGTTCTAAATGCCAGTACCTAATATATTTGCAAATGCAACGGCGACGATTCCGTTATCGCAACTGGATGCCAACTTTGCCACAGCGATTACGCTAGGTAATACTGCAATTCAGCTTGGCAACTCGGTATCGACGCTAAACAATATGACGTTTGCCAACGTCACGATTAGTGGCGTAGCGACTGCCTTTCCAAACAACTTTCTGGCAAACAGTAATGTTGTTATCGGAAATACGACAGCGACGTTAGGCACGACAGTTTCAAGTGTCGGAAATCTGACACTGGCTAATGTGACAATTACTAGCGGAAGCATGACAAACGCTTCTGTTTCTAACACGACTGTTGGTAATGCGGTATCTGATAGCGTTAGTGTTGTTGGCTACATGGGCGTTCCACAGAATAGCCAAAACAGCAACTACAACATTGTGTTGGGTGATGCGGGTAAGCATATTTATCACCCTGCTGGTCAGGCTGCGGCAACTTATACGTTCCCGGCAAACTCGAATGTGTCATTCAGCATTGGCACGGCAGTTACCATCATCAATGGCTCTGCCAATAACGTGACCATTGCGATTACGACTGACACCATGACGTTGGCAAACTCAGCTAACACGGCTTCACGCACCTTGACTGCTAACGGTGTTGCCACCTGCGTCAAGATTACCAATACGTCGTGGATTATTTCGGGAGCAGGCTTGTCATGACAGGCATCCTACAAGCACTTTTGATGGGTTACGGCGCTGCCGGAGGTGGCGGCGGGGCGTTAACTATTATCGAAACCTTTAATGCCACTGGCACATGGACTTGTCCTGACGGTGTGACGCAGGTGGACTACCTTGTTGTCGCTGGTGGTGGTGGCGGTGGATACTTTGGTGGCGGCGGTGGTGCTGGTGGGTTTCGTACTGGTACTGCACTATCAGTAACAGCGGGAACAACATATACCGTCACTGTTGGCGGTGGGGGCGCTGGAGCAACTGGTGGAGCAAGAGGCACAACTGGTTCAAATTCTGTATTTAGCACAATAACATCTAATGGTGGTGGTGGAGGCGGTAGTCATACAAGCTCACCAAACCATAATGGTGGGAATGGCGGTTCTGGTGGCGGTGCTGCTGCTTTAGGTGTTCCACCATATAACGGCGGCACAGGTGGAACAGGAAACACGCCATCAACATCTCCCTCCCAAGGCAACAACGGTGGCAATGGTGAGGGTTCTTCTCTTTATGGCTTAGGTGGTGGTGGTGGTGGGGCTACCGCTGCTGGCGCATCTGCTGTTCCAAATAACGCTGGTAATGGCGGCAATGGAACATCCTCATCAATTAGCGGCTCGTCTGTAACTTATGCGGGTGGTGGCGGTGGTGGGGCAGATAATCGCGCTCCGTCAACAACAGGCGGCACTGGTGGTACTGGCGGCGGCGGCGCAGGAGGTAATGGTGCTAGTGGGCAAGTTAATGGAACCGCTGGAACAGCTAACACTGGTGGTGGTGGTGGTGGTGGGGCATATTACAACCCAACAGCAAGTTTTGGTAATGGCGGCGCAGGCGGCTCCGGTATCGTCATCATCAAGTATGCAGTACCAACAAGCAATGTACTCGTATTCAAAGGCTCATCTCAATGGACTTGCCCAACAGGTGTGACTAGCGTTGATTATCTAGTCGTGGCTGGTGGTGGTGCGGGGGGAAATGGGATCGGCACAAGTAGTTCTGGTGGAGGTGGTGGTGCGGGTGGTTTTAAAACAGGCACAGGACTATCTGTAACCGCTGGAACGACTTACACCATAACTGTAGGTGGCGGCGGCGCAGTTGGTGGAACAACGGCTAATGGTGGGGATGGAAGCAATTCTATTTTTAGCACTATTACATCTGATGGTGGCGGTGGAGGTGGCGGCAGTTCTGGAACCGGCAACGCTGGCAATCCAGGCGGTTCTGGCGGTGGTGGTGGTGGACGATCAGGAGCAGCGGGAAGTGGTTATGTTGGACAAGGGAAAGCTGGGGGTAATGCTGGTGGTATTACTGGATTTGATGCGTCTGGTGGTGGCGGGGGTGCTAGTGCTGTTGGTGGTATTGGAAGCAGCACATCTCCCTATAACGCTGGTAATGGTGGTGATGGAACAGCTTCTTCTATTTCAGGCTCATCTGTTTATTATGCCGGTGGCGGTGGTGGTGGCGCAGAAGATGTCACATCAAACTTTGGCTCTGGTGGTTTAGGAGGAGGTGGCAACGGTGCAGACGGTAACAGTCCATCAAGCGCTGGAACGGCAAATACAGGCGGTGGTGGTGGTGGTAGTAGCGAATCTGGAACTGGTAATCCAGCATCGGCTGGTGGCTCTGGTATCGTAATTATCAAACTCAACTAACCATGAAGAAAATATACAGGTTCTATGGCATTGACGTAGCGATGCAGATGTTGCGTCCTAATGCTAAATGGGAAATTTCTAACAACGTGTTTACCCGTTGGGATGATCCTAGACCTTGCCCATCAATAGAAGAAGTGTGTTGGGTAATGGATAAGATTAAAGAGTTTGAGGAAAGCATACCGACAATTTGGTTGCCGGAGCAGCTAGAGCAGCAGAAGCAAGAGGAAGAAGAACTAGAAAAGGCACTCGCATGAATATGCACAACCTGTTTCCTACGCCAATCGGTATGTTCGACTTAGATCGAGAATTTACCGATGAGGAACTGTTGTTTGTTCGCGGTCAGGAAACTAGAGCAAATGAGGGCAACACGACTAGCGTAAACAACTTTGTGCTGCGCGATCCAGTGATGACTTCTTTGCGGGATTGGGTAGAGGGCTGCGTTGCTGAATACTTTAAGGCAACTAGCGATCCAAAACACGACGTTGATTTGAGAATCACTCAGTCTTGGTTTAACTATTCAGAGCAAGGTCAGTGGCATCACAAACACGCTCATCCGAATAGTTTTGTATCTGGTGTGTTCTATCTGAATACTAACCCGGATGACCGTATTTACTTTTATCGTTCAGGCTGGCAACAAATCAAGTTCCCACCTGAAAACTGGAACTTGTACAACTCAGAATCGTGGTGGTTTGAGGCGGTGAAAGGGCGGCTGATTCTGTTTCCTTCGTCGCTTGAGCATAACGTGCCGACAGTTCAGGGTGAAGATGTGCGGATAAGCATGAGTTTTAATACGTTCCCAGTTGGCATTGTTGGGGATGAGATGTCGTTGACTGGTTTGAAATTGGAGGCTTGAATGGCGCACTTTGCTGAACTTGATAGCAACAACGTGGTGTTGCGTGTCATTGTGGTGGATAACAAAGACACAAGCGATGCCAATGGCGTTGAGAAGGAATACATAGGCGCAGCCTTCTGTGAGCGTTTATTTGGCGGCACATGGAAACAAACTAGCTATAACGGCAACTTCCGTAAAAACTTTGCTGGTATTGGCTATAGTTATATGCCTACGCCAATTGACGGTTTTGCGCCACCTCGTCCTTATGCAAGCTGGAACCTTGATCCTGATGTTTGCCAGTGGGTTGCGCCAGTGCCTATGCCTGAAGATGGAAAGCGCTATTCGTGGGATGAGGCTACAACGTCGTGGGTAGAAACTGAAGGGGGTATCTAATGGGTATTCAAGCCTTTACCAAGCTAGGCAACACGGTTGTTTTTACGGCTGCAACCACTGCGCCTACGCCAGTGCAAGCAGCTTCTACAACGCTAGGTGGCAACCAGTACCGAATTATTAACCCCGGCTCTGTGACTGTATTTCTTGGCTATGGCACAACGGCTACAGAAGCAAATACTAATGCTGCAATAGTAACAACTACTGGCGCTGCTTTACCTTTGCTTCCCGGCACTGACGAAATTTTGACATTCGTGCCAAACGCTTACTTTACTGGCATTACTGCTTCTGGCAGTACGTCGGTTTACATTACGCCCGGCGATGGTTTATAAACCGTCATAGCGTTAAAGGAATGACATCATGTTAAAAACCGTAGTCACTGTTGGTGGTGGTACATCGGGCTTAACGTATAAGGGTACTTGGAATGCCAATACCAACTCGCCTACGCTTACTTCCAGCACTGGTGTCAACGGTGATTATTATGTTGTTAATGTTGCTGGCAGCACAGATTTAGATGGCATTACGGATTGGCAGATTGGTGACTGGGCAATCTTTAATGGCGCGGTTTGGCAAAAGATTGATCAGAGTGACACGGTAACGTCAGTCAATGGTCAGGTTGGCGCGGTTGTCTTAAATGCAGCCAATGTCGGTGCAGCCGCAAATACTGTCAACGTCATTGCTGGCACTGGGCTAACGGGTGGTGGTGCGCTTACTGGCAACGTCACCATTACCCTTGCCAACACTGCTGTTGCGGCAGGTAGTTACGGTACGGCAACGGATGTTTCGCAAATCACAATAGATGCGCAAGGTCGGATTACTAGCGCAGCCAATGTCGCCATTGCTATTTCTACAGCCAATGTCTCTGGCCTTGGCACAATGGCAACGCAAAATGCCAATGCGGTAGTCATTACAGGCGGTGATGCAACGCTTGCCAATGTCACGGTAACATCCAACCTTTATGCCAACCTAGCAACCAGCAACACAGCGGCAATGCCTGATCCTAGCTTGCCATTAGCGCCGGAAGGTTACATCACAGTCTATGTCAACGGAAACGCCAAGAAAATCCCTTATTACGGAGTCTGACAGTGGAGCCGCAGTTCCTCATCAACATTCTTTTTGCGACCGCAGGAGCCGCTTTTGGGTGGATACTGAACAGTATCTCTCGCTCAATCGTCAGGATCGAGGACAGAATTGCGGAAATGCCCATCATGTACGTCAATCGAGATGACTACCGATCAGACATCCATGAGATTAAGGGAATGCTTGGCAAGATATTTGATCGTCTTGACCAGAAGGCCGACAGATGAGCCTGAACATGGATGCGCTGGCTACCCCGATCTTTGGGGAGCCGGACAGCCTCCGCGATTTCTTATTTGAAAACGGTATCCAACACCAAGTCTTTTGGGAAAGACTGACTGACGCTGGCTTCTATGTGCCACGCTACCCCATCATTGATGCTGACCCGCAAGACCTTGATGACTGGCTGTTAATACATCAACAAGAACACCAGTCCTACGCCACTATTCTTAACCTAAATGACCCCTTTAATCTGCTAGACTTGGATTTCAACCAAGAAGATGACTTTTACGATTGGGTAAACAGTCATTTGTTGATCCATGAGCAGATAGCACGAACACTGGGGGTGACATGATTTCCGATGAAAACTTTTTGCGCCTGTTTAATGCGGCAATGGCGCTGGCAAAACCTGTCGGAAAACCGACAATTAACGCTGAAGAAATAGATGTACGCTTTGAAAATCTGGATGTTGATAGTCTGGATTTATTGATTATTGGAATGTATTTGTGTGACGCTTTTGATGTGCCTGAAGCTGTTGGCAAAGAAATGAAACCAGAAACGGTACGAGAAATGAAAGACTTTCTGGTAAACAATACGCCAATGACATCTTTTGATGTGGAAGCTGCCTTGATGGTGGTGGTATGAGCCTATTCCTAACCTACGGGCATACCGTATCCAACCCTCAAACGACGCTGATGGAAGATATTTTGCACCCACAGCGTGTGCATTTCATACCGGAAAGCTATCAAGGTGCCAAACAAGGGTTCAAATACCCGCCGCATAACCTTGCCAACATGGTCATGGCACCAGCAACACTGGAATGGTTGCGGGGAAACCCGGCACTAGGCAAGACTGCCTTCATTCTGGCAGCAGGCAATGCACATTTTGCTGGCATCAATCCACGCAAAAACCAAACGCACACGCAGTTGCACTATGAGTATAAGTTTCTGCCCTTTACGCTAACGCAAGTCATGGCTGGCAGGCTGGCAAATATGATCTGCCAACCAGATTACATAGCCACAGACTCCACTGCCTGCGCTTCTAGCCTGAAAGTCATGATGGACTGCCTGATGCTAGAAGCCTTTGGCTTTACCCGCTTCATCATCCTTTCCGTTGAAGACGCCGTATCCAATTCTGTATTGCAATTCTTTGGTGACTCTGGTGCCTGTTTAACTTTGGCTGAAGAGACTACCAAAGACATCGTGCCGAGCGCCTTTGATAGCAGAAATGGTGGGTTTTACGTCGGTCAGGGTGCTGTCTTTGCTGTTTTGCAAACAGAGGGCGAAGTCAACCACTATGGCCTGACTCCTAAAGCTAGGCTGGTGGGTGCCTACCATGCGGCAGAGAAGTGGAACAACGCCATAGGCCAAGCACCCGATGGTAAAGGCTATGTGGATGCGATTGAAGGTGCGATGCGGTATGGGGAAGTTTTCCCTACTGACATCAAAATCGTGAAGACACACGGCACTGGCACGGAATCCAATAATGTGTCGGAAAAGTTAGCATTGATGGATACTTTGAGTGACTTTGTGGCAACGTCATTTAAGCCAAAAATAGGTCACACAATGGGCGCTTCGGGCTTGCTTGAAACGCTACTTTTGCTTGACAATCTGGTTTATGGTGTTGTACCTGCTATTCCTAACCGCACAGAAAAAGACGATATTTTTCTGTCCGAGGACTGCGAGACTCCTGATGGGCTGATCCTTAGTCTTGCCGCTGGAATGGGGAATGTGTATTCCGCAGCAATCTTTGACCCAGTGAGGTAATTATGGTTCAGATGGTGGACAGCCGAGAGCAAGAGCTAAGTCCAGAAGACATTATCGGCATTGCCGCAATGAACACGGATGCCGAGGCAGATCGCGGTAAAGCAATTGCCATGATCAATGCCGAGCTTCAGATGGATGATACCTTGTTCGTCCGTCAAGGCAACACGCTTTTTATCATTCACAAGGCTGCGCCCGGTGTTGGTTGGTTCCGAGCCTTGAATGCAGACGTTGCGCCAAACTATCTTGAGAACAGCGTAGAGTTTATGCGTGCTTGTTACAAGATGGGTTTCGACACAATGGCTTCGACGTTTACCGATCCAGCCATTTTGCAGATTTTCCGCTATATCTCAAAAAATCCACCCAATCCAGAAATGGGTTACAACATACGCAAGGCAGATAACGGTCAGTTTATTGGCAGCATTAAAACTGGCCCTGCGCGGGGAGGTCAATAATGGGAGTCGTTGCTGATTTTGTTGGGGATGTTTTCGATGCGGTTGGCGATGTCGTAGAAGCTGTCGGTGATTTTGTCGAAGACGTTGTTGAAGCAGTTGGCGATGTCGTTGACTACGTTGTTGAGAATCCTGAGATTGTTGTCATTGCGATTGCTGCGCCTTATGCTGTCTCAGCAGTTGGTGGTGCGATAGGGGCAAGTCAAGCAGCCATTACTTTAGCTACACAGCCGATTACTGCCGCTGCTATTTCCGCATCACAAGGCGGTGACTTAGAAGACATTGGTAAAGCTGCGCTCGGTAGTTTTGCTGGCGCTCAAATTGGTGGCGCTGTCGCAAGTAAAGTTGGTGGCGCAATTGGCGCTCAAGGCGCAACAACGCCAATTCAAACTGCTTTAGCTAATGCTGCTGGCGGTGCTGCGGGTGGTGCCGCTGGTGCTGTGGCAGTTGGTGCTGATGTTGGTAAGTCAGCAATTACTGGCGCTTTAGGTTCTGCTGGAGCTTCTGTCGCACGTTCTTTGGCTGGTTCTGAACTTGGTATTGATCAAACAGGCAGAGCCGCAGAAGCTATTGCCGATGTTGGCGAGGCGGTTGGTCGCACTGCTGGTGGCGGTAATTTAGGTGAAGAACTATTGCAGGCAGGACTTTCTACAGTCACAAGAGAAGGTCGCGCTGCTACTAGAGACTTGCTAACGCCAACGGATGCTGACATCCAAAAAGAGATTAAAAAGGCTGCTGGCGTTGAAGAAACCAGTGTTGCTAGAGTTGAAGATGACATTACTAAAGCATTAACCGATCCAAACAACACAGTACAGGTTGCCTTCCAAGGGCCGGTTACGCCTGATGCTATCAACCAAATTGCACGCAATGCCTCGCTTGACCTTATCGAAACTTGGAAAGCACGCGCTGCTGCTGATCCAAAGTTTTTAAAAGAGCTTGCACAGCCACAAAACCTACAAGCCATGCGTGCTGCTGGCATGGTTGACTTAGCGGTGGCTGTTAGCGCAATGGCAGCATTACCTGCGGGTGGTGCTGGCGCAACTTTGTTTGCTGCTGGCGTCACTGCAACTGAAGCGGCAAGAGCTTTGCGTAATGCGGTGCAAGAGAATGAAATGCTTGGCGGCGCTTCGCCTGACCTTGCTTTTGCTTCAGCGATTATTGATGCGGCAACAAAACCTGTTGATCCAACTAGAGCAGTCACAGTTCGAGAAGAGAACAGATTGCCAGAGGTTGAAGTTACAGCAAAGATTGAGCCTGAACTTACGCCAGAGCAATACAAATCAAGTGTGCAGCGCTACATTGGTGACTTTGCAGACCCAAGAAGCGCCGCTACGCCGGTTACTGTTGAAGTTGATCGTGTTGCGAAGATTCTCAACATCACAACAAAACAGGCCGCTGCACTTAAAAACTCTCCAATCTTTGACTATCTGAGCAATCCATCGCCAGATGCTAAGTCAATTGATATTGAGACACTGCCGTTGCGTGAGCGTGCAATTCTTGAGTATGCAGCAGCCAACAATCAAGGTGGCGTTAGCCTGAATGAAGATTTCAACGTCATCATTCCGGGTAAAACGGCAACAGCGCCAACTACTCAGACTGCAAGAGCGACTCAGCGTTTCCCGCAAACGCAGACGCAAACACAAACGCAGACTAAAGCTGGCACCCAAACTCAGACTGGTACGCAGACTGGCACCCGTACTCAAACTGGCACACAGACTATTGCTGGAACACAAACAGGTACGCAAACCGGCACTCAGACTGGTACTCAGACTGGTACTCAAACCGCAACTGACACTGGAACGCGCACACCACAAGATGCTGGAACTACACCAACATTAACGGGTGGTGATAACGCACCGGGTGGTCGCACACCAATCGTATCTGATCGCCCTGTTGATGAACTCACTGGTTCCGAATTGTTGCAAAGTGAGCGCGGCGTAATGGGCGAAGAGGGTGATCGCACGCTGACGGAAGAGGGCGGCGAGGAAACTCAATTGGCAGAACAGCCGCTTGACTTGGATCAGATTGAACAAGACCTGATTGATTTGTTAAGCCAATCGTTCCCATTAACGCCAACTGAAGAAGGTTTTGAGCCATTGGATGTGCGTCCTGCAAGGGTTGGTAGAGCAGCGCCTAAGTCAATTAGCCCTCGCGTAGTTGGTACTAGCCCGGTAGCTGCAATTGTTGGTGAGAAAGAACCGATCTTTGGTGGTGAACCTGATCCACAGCAAGATGTTTGGAACGTGCGTTCCCTGCGTCTTAGAAAGGCACTAGGACTCTGACATGAAAATTATTGAGATGATTGCTGGTAGTCGCGGTATGGGTGACGCTAAAGCAATGGCTGAGATGCTGCGTCGGATGGGGCGTCGTGGCGACACCATGCTTGCTCACATTACGCCAGAAGAAGCCGAGATGTTGATGGAAGCTGGTGGTAGTGGCACGATCAACCCGGCAACTGGATTGCCTGAGTTTGCTCGTCGCACTGATACCTACTATGGTTTTGAACCAGAGACAGAAACTTTCCGAGTGCCAGAGCCGGAGATTGAATCACGTCCGTTAAGTCCTTTCGACTTTGACGCTAATCAGCCACAGATTCAACTAACACGGCCTGATCAACCTGCTGTTAGAAATGTTAGACAAGATGATGTTGCAGGTGGAACCACAGCGACGTATCAGCAACAGCCACGTTTGTATCCTGAAGTGGAGATGGCACCAAGAATTGAGCGCACGTTCCCAACGGATTTTCAAACTGCGCGTTTGCCTCAATATGAAGCAGTAGATTTTGGCCGCACTCCTGAATTTAGACCACTGGAAGACATTGCTGCGCCTGCCGCAGAGCCGGGGTTAGCGCAACGTGCTGAAACTGGATTGCAAGAACTGCAAGATGTTTTGAACCGTTATCCGAATCTAACACGCGCTGGTACTGCGGGAGCCAACATTCTGGCGCAAGCCTTGATGTTTAATCGTGCTAATCAAGCAATGCGCCGTGACATTGAATCTACTCGCGCTGCTGCCGAACCTTTCCGTCAGGCACAGCAAGAAGCAATGGGTAGAGCAACTGGCGAAGGCTTAACGCCAGAGCAACAACAAGCGTTAGAGATTGAGCAAGCCCGTGCGCGTCAAGGATTAGGTGCGCGTGGTACGCCAACGGGTAGTGCAGCAGCCGGTATTTTGGCAGCACAGCAGCGTCGTGCGCGTAGCCTAGCCCGTCAAGAGAGCTTTACTGAAGCCTTGCGTCTTGCCAACATTGCAGATCAGTATGACCGTCGCGCACTAGAGATGGAATTGCAGCGTGATCAGCAGTTGGCGCAGTTGTTTGCTGGCATTCTAGGCCGTGAAGTACAGCAGGCACAGCGTACTCAGGCACCTGTACCCACTGCTACTGGGAGGTAATCATGGCAGTTGACACACTTGGTGATGCACTTGGCACAGCACCATCCTTAGTTAAAGGTTTGGGTGCGCAGACAAGCATGAAAGGGCGTGCAGACTTTGCGCGTGGCAAGTTAGGCGAAACCTTTGAGGCTGGTGCTAGGGCTGAAGAAGAAGCGGCTAGAACTCAGTTTGGCATTGAGCAAGGCCAACGCCAGAAAGAAGCCGCAGCCGAGCGTGACTTGGCTACCAAGTCCAGAGCAGAGGCCGCTACGTTAGAAGCTGGCATGAAGCCGTATCAGCAATTTGAGGCACCGCAGATCAGTGCGTCTGACTACGCCAAGAATGCTGGTATGCGCTTGCTGTCTTCCCTGATTGTGGGTGGCATTGGTGGCGCTTCAGCACGCGCCCAGTTGGTTGCTATTCGTGAGATGCAGGATGCTGAAGACCGTGTACAAGGCGAAAGATTTAATGCTGCCAAGCTGAAGTTTGACGAGGCAGACAAAGCCCGTAAAGAGCATAACAATATGCTCAAGGATCGCTTTGAGCGTATGTTGACCTTGCTTTCCAAAGATCGTAATGCAGCAATGGTGGAAGCCAAGCTGATTGAAAGTCAGGCTGGCAATGGCTTGATTGCTGCACAGCTACGCAAAGGAAACTATCAGAAAGCCTATGAGCTATTTACAAAAGCTATTGCTGCTTCTGATCAGGCTGATGCTGAACTAGAAAAGCAGAAGACTATCTTTGCTCAGAAGGTTGCGTTAAAGCAAACTCCCGGCGCAGGTCGGGCTGGTGGTGGCACAACCAAAGTTCAGCAGCTACCAGCACAACTAGAGAAAAAGCTGGATGAGATTGGTACGACGTTCGTGACGCTGAACCGTGCTAACCAAACCAGAAAGCCACAGTATTTTGGCATTGCGCCTTCGGATGAAATTGCTAACATGATCATTGCTGGCGTTGAGCGTGGTTTGCCAGTGGGTGACATCATGCGTTCAGTAGGCTCGGGTGCGCCGAAGGTAACACCTGAGACAGTGAACTGGTGGAAAGACTACCAAGCATTTGTAGCCCAAGTGCGTAACAAGTTGTTTGGCGCAACCCTGACACCGCGAGAAGCTGAAGACTTCCGTAAGTTTACGTTGAGTCCTGCTACTGCACCTAACGTAGCTAATAGCTACTTTAACAATCAGATTAGCATTATCAAGAGTGCCATTGAGCGCGAACGTACTAAGGCAAGATCGCGTGGTGTAACGGATGAAACAATCTCTGCTTACCTTGATGTGCCACAAGATCAGACAGGTGGCCCCCGGATTCCAACGGTAAACACGCAAGCAGAATACGATGCATTGCCGCCGGATGCTGAATACATTGATGCACAAACTGGCAAGCGTGGCAAAAAACCTGCGAGGTAATCATGGCAAGAGATCGTTTTGGTGGCGAGGTAGTCGCTGAACAGCCTCAGACTGACCGCTTTGGTGGCAGTCTGGTAGAGCAGATTCCCGGTCAAAGCGAGGAAACGCTACGCGCTGCTGCGAACTTGCCGCCTGAAAGCCGCATTGTCACCAAGTCACCATTCGAGACTGGCTTAGAAGCAGTAAGTGCTGTGCCAATTTTAAGTGGCGTATCAAAACTGTTTCAGCTTGGCACAAGAGGTACACGGCTTGCACCGTATGGTGCGCGTGCTGCTGATGTATTTATCCCTAAGACTGGTAAAGAGTTACTCAAGACAGGTGCTTTATCAGGACTAGGTGGTGCTGCTGCACAAACAGCAAGCAATCTACTGCCACCAGAAACTAGCCCACTTACCCGCTTTGGTGTTGAGACTGCGGCTGGTGTCGGTACTGAAGGCCTTGCTCGTTCACTAGGTGTTGCAGGTCGCGCTTTTCGTCCACTGGTTCCCGGTGGTGTTGAGCGTGCCGCAGAGCGTGTAGTCAGAGCAATGACACCACAGCAAGTGGCTGCACTGCCTCAAACCGTTGAATCTAAGACCGCAATGGTGCGTGCTGCGCAAGAGAAGCTGCGTGGCAAGCCAATAAATGAGCCAATTGACGCGGCAGAAGTTGCAAGGCTGTTAAACATTGAGTCGGTTGAAGGTCGGCGTCGTGGTGAGCAATTGGCAGGTAGCTTAGTTGCTGGCACTGAACGTCGTTTGGCAGAGATTAGCCAGCCTCGCACAATGGAAGCTATTGGCGCTGATGCCCGTAAGCTGGCAAATGATCGCTTGCTGCAACTAAAGGCAGATCGTGAAACCGCAACTCAAGCCAACAAAGAAGCCATGCTTACCGAAGCTCGCAATAAAGAATTGCAAGGGCAGGGGGTGGAAGGTACTAGGGCTTTCAAAAACATGGAAGTTGCATTGGATGCGTTTATACGCGATCCAGTAACAAAAAGAGAACGCATTACTGGTGCAACAAAAAACCAGTTTGAGGAAGTTCGCCGCGAAGCCCTTGGTGTTATCGTAGATCCACTAACCGGGGTAACAAGTAAAGCTAAAGTTGGTTTTGAGCGTCTTGAGCAATTACGTCGCCGGTTGGGTGATCGTGCTTCTGGCCTGCCTGAAACTGGCTTTGATGCCATTGGTCAGCAAGATGCTAAAGACCTTAAAGGCTTGGTTGAGCGCATCATGTCTGAATTTACTGGCAAAAGGTTTGACAAGTATCGTGCTGATTATGAGCAATTAAGCCAGCCGATCAACCAATTCCAAACTGCGGTAGGCCAAGCGTTGACAGCCCCTAGCGAAAAAATTAAAGGCGCAATGGCTACGCAAGCATCAACTTTGCCTGCAAAAATCTTTAGTACGCCAGAAAATGTTGATGAGTTTATTAAGTTTATTGGTGGTGACGCAAAAAATATGGCGGCTGTACAAGGCTTGGCAAGAAATTATGTCAGTGCTGAATTGGCTAACAAAACACCTGCGCAAATGCGTAGCTGGCTGCAAACAAATAGCGGTTGGTTATCTCGCTTTCCTGATTTAAATAAACAATTTTCTGACTATGCACGCAAGCTAGAGCAAACTGGTCGTGTTGTTAAAAAAACAGAAACACTAACTGAACAGCGTGCAAGAATGTTTGAGATGGGCGGCACTCAGACACAGCAAGCTGAGAGCTTTAAGAACCTGATCATGGGTACTGGCAACGTGCGTGATGTTGCTTCTGCCGCCAAAGTCTTGGGTAGAACACCTGAAGGTGCTGAAGCATTCAAAGCTGGTGTGCGTGACCTGATCGGCATCTTGCCTCCGGGGGCAATTGAAAGAAGCTACCGTGATCGCATCAAGCCTTCCATGCAGGCTAGTGGCTTGTACACGCCGGATGAGATTCGGTTTGTGGACGATGCAGTGGCAGACATTGTTTCTATTCAGACAGCTATTAGCCGCGCTTCTCAAAACATTGGTCGCACACCCGGTACGGAATCCTCTGCCCAAGAGCTTACTCGCTTGGTCAACAATGAGTTGGCGCAGGTCAAGAAGGGCGGCGCTGTGGCTGGCCTGTACACGGCTGGACTGGCTGCGCTGGCTAACCGCTTTGGTGTACTGCCTGAAGTGGGTGGTGCAGTAGGTGCGGCTGGTGGCTTTGGCGCTGCACTTGCGCTAGATCGTTACCGCCAGTATGTTGCCAACATTCGCTCTGCCGTTAGCGACATCGTGACTGATCCGGTCAAGTTAAAGCAGGTGATGAAGGCTCCCAAAGAGCAGCGTCAGGGCGTGATTGCTACGCTAATTCGTCAAACCATCGGTACGCAAGTTGGCACTAGAGCGCCAGAAAGGATTGAAAATGCCCCTAATGAAAGGTAAAAGTGCTAAAACCATTAGCAAGAACATTGGCGAGATGGTTCGTGGCTTTAAGGAATCCGGCAAGATTGGTACGAGTAAGCCTTCGAGCGTGCGTAAAGCTGTCAAACAGGCTACGGCGATTGCGTACTCAAAGGCTGGTAAATCGCGCATGAAGAGAGGGAGCAAGCGATGAACTACGACAACGGCAACGGAAATGACAAGATGAACTCTGGCGTGGAAGAGTTACGCCGGATGAAAGAATCTGCCAAGCAAATGGCAGACAAACGAGGTGGCCCAATGCTGGTTAGCGTTCGGACTACCATGATGCGTCAGAAACGTGACAATCGGAAAATGGAGCGATGAAAAAACAAAAGGGGCTGAATCCAGAACTTGAGCAGGCTATCTATGACCTACTCAAACAAACAATGAATGATTCAACAGCATCACTTACTGATAAAACCAAGGTGCTTGATCGGGTGTTGAAGCTAGAGCAGATCAAGCAAAAGATCAGTGACGATGAATGGGGCAAAGGATTTTTTAATCCTGACGATGAAGGAGATGAGTGATGGTTGACGGGGCTGCGTTAAAGATTATTAACATTGCGATGGATGTTTTATCACACAAGGTATTGACGTTCGTTGCTCTGCTGTTTTGCTTTGTGTTGGCTTGCTGGACAATGGTGATGCCAACATGGGAAAGGATGGCGATGGCTGGTTTCTTTGCTGTCTTTATTTACTTGCCGTGCATGATCGTTGAAAGGAAATCGCATGAAACTTAACATAAACAAAACTAGCACGACGGTGATGATGTCAGACAATAGCGAGTACAAGGGCAGCGCAGGCGAAGCGTATCGCCAAGCGTCTATCTCTGACACCTATGGTCGTGGCAAGCCTACGCGCACCAATCCGATGGGCTTCATGGGTATGCAGTGCTTCTCTGATTCGCCTAATCAGAAGCAGTCTCCAACCTCGAAGCCGGGTAACGCTGGCGGTAAAAGAATCATTTAACAACCGAGGAGATATATCATCGCTAACAATATTGCATTTCAGCCTATGGGCAATTGCGTGGTAGCGCTTGCTGCCACTGCAAACACTGAGGGTAATGTTGTCTCGATCACTGCGGTTAGCCCGGTCAACCAATACTTTGTGTTCAACCCGGACAAGAACGATCCAGTGTTCGTGGCCTATGGTCAGACTGCCAACATTACTGCAACCATTCCCACTGAGAGTGGCGCTGCTGTGGTGGCGATTGCGCCGTATGCGGAGAAGGTATTCACAGGGCCGCAGGTTGGCCCCGGCAAGACCACTTACGTTCGCATCATTGCGCCTCACAACAACGCCAAGCTGTACATTACACCGGGTGAAGGTTTCTGATGTCGCTCGATCCGATCAGCGCCATACTCAACATTGGCAGCAAAGTCATAGACCGGGTGTGGCCTGATCCAACGCAGGCCGCTGCTGCCAAGCTAGAACTGTTTAAGTTGCAACAGTCTGGTGAGTTGCAGCAGATCATGGGGCAGTTAGAGATTAACAAAGTGGAAGCTGGCAGTGCTTCCGTTTTTGTTTCTGGCTGGCGTCCTTTCATCGGCTGGATATGTGGTGCTGCCTGCGCTTGGAACTGGATTGGTATTAGCATTGCCAAGACCATTGCAGCGTTTGCTCACTACGACATCAACCTAAGTCCTGCTGACCTGTCTGAAATGCTCCCGGTGCTAATGGGAATGCTAGGACTAGGTGCCTTGCGTACCGTCGAGAAGATTCAGGGAGTGGCGGCTAAATGATGGACTGGTCAAAGTACCCAAGTTTTCAGGCCATTGAGTTTGACTGCAAGCATTGCGGTAAGAACGAGATGAAGCCTGAGTTCATGGAAAAGCTGCAAGAGTTGCGTAATTTGTATGGCAAACCTATGCGGATTACGTCTGGCTACCGTTGCCCGAAACACCCTATTGAAGCGGCAAAGAAAACCTCTGGCGCACACACGACTGGTCTTGCTGCTGACATTGGCGTGGATGGTCGGGCTGCACATGAAGTCTTGACGCTGGCAATGCAGCTAGGGTTTACTGGGATTGGCGTGCAGCAAAAGGGTACTGGTCGATTCATCCATGTGGACACGGTACAAACGCCACCTAGACCAAATGTGTGGAGTTACTGATGGCTAAAAAGGGTGTCAGTCTAGCTATTGGGCGCGGTGAGAAGCTACCTGTAAGCAAGGGTGCTGGCTTGACTGCGAAGGGTAGAGCCAAGTACAACCGCGAGACTGGCAGCAATCTCAAAGCCCCTGCGCCTAATCCAAGGACTAAGAAGGATGCAGGCCGCAAGGCGAGTTTCTGTGCGCGTATGGCTGGTGTCGTGCGTAAGGCTAAAGGGCCAGCGACACGGGCAAAGGCATCACTCAGAAGGTGGAACTGTCGATGAGTCATCAAGCGCAGTTGGATTTTGTAGCAAGTCTGCGGTTTAAGTTTCCTGAATATTTCATTCGCAAGAACGTGCTGGAGATAGGTAGCTTAAACATTAACGGTTCAATCAGACCATTCTTTGAGCAATGCACCTATGTTGGGGTTGATCTTGGCGAGGGAGCCGACGTTGATGTGGTGGCTAAAGGTGAAGACCTCACCTATGCTGATGGTACTTTTGACGTTGTGGCAAGTTGTGAGTGTTTTGAGCATAACCCTGAGTGGGTGGCGACACTAAAAAACATGATCAGGATGGCGTCAGGTTTGGTATTCTTTAGCTGTGCTACCACTGGACGCAAGGAACATGGCACACCACGCACTAGCCCTCATGATGCGCCATTCTGCGGTGACTATTACCGCAACTTGACTGAAGAAGATGTGCGGCAGGAAATAGATTTAAGCGTATTCAAAAGATATGAATTTATAAGTAATGATACGGTTCACGACTTATACTTTTGGGGGATCAAATGAAAGTTTGCTTCAAATGCAAAAATTCAAAACCTCTAAATTTGTTTTTTAAGCATAAGCAAACAGGCGACGGATACCATAGTTGGTGCAAAGATTGTTGTAAAGCAGGAAATAAAATATCAAGAGATAAAACAAATTCAACAATTGAGGGTAGAGCAAGAATTTTTTTGCGGAATGCAAAAAATAGTGCAATTAAAAGAAGTCAGGAATTTGAATTAACAATTAAAGACGTAGTAAACGCTTGGCAAGAGCAAGAACAAATTTGCGCCTATTCAGGCAGAGAAATGACTCTACGGCATGGTCAATTAAACACAGTGTCAATTGAAAGAATTGATAGCAAAATTGGTTACACTAAAAACAATACAATCTTAGTATGCCAAGCAATCAACAGGATGAAGTCTGATTTTTCTTTCGAAGAATTTTACGATTTGTGCAAGGATGTAGCTCAATTTCTTGGCGACGAAAACCTTAATCTTCAAGTAGGAGCATATAAATGAAAAAACGAGGCGATCCGGGGTTGTATGAAGCAATCCACGCAAAGCGTGCCAGAATCAAAGCGGGAAGTGGTGAGCGCATGAGAAAGCCCGGCACCAAAGGCGCACCCACCGAAGCTGCATTCCGTAAGTCTGCTAAGACTGCACGCAAGACGAAACGATAGTACCTGCTGGCCTAGCCTTTTCTCCCTAGGCTCTTACCCCGCCTCTCCTCTGGCGGGGTTTTTTTACTCACTCGGTAGTAAGCCACCTTCAAACAGATACGTTCCCATGTGACCTAAACGGCACCAAGGGGCAGCATAAATCTTGCCGCCAATCTTGCGCCACTGGTGACAGAAGAAGTAATCTTCCGACAACAGGCGCTTGCTCTCAGGATCAATCGGATCAAGGTAGAAGCCGTAGATTTCCTTGCCAGCCATGTAATTCATGTCGCTCACAAAGGTCTGCGTGTGCGGCTTTAGCTTCTCAAACACCTCGCGCTTGATCAGCATGAAGCCCGTGCCAATGGCTGATACTTCACAAGGCTCATCTACCGGCACGGTGATGGAAGGTTCGGCATCAATCAAGTTGACCACGAAGCTGCCGGTAAAGTTTTTCAGGTTCTCTTGTCCTTCCAGTGCCGCCTGCCTAACGGTATGCCAATTGATTTCCTTCTTTGGATAGATTCCACCTATTACGTCCTTGTCCGCTTCCAGCATACGGACTGCATCCTCTGCCTTAAACGCAATATCTGCATCAATCCAGAATAGGTAGTCTGCGTCACTTTCCAAGAACTGATAGGCCATGTTGCAACGTGCGCGGGTGACAAGTGATTCATTGAACATTAAGGATACGGATGTCTTGTAACCATGCTGGCCTAGGGTGCCAATCAAGTTGATCAAGGACTGAGCATAAACCCCAGTGCATTGACCGCCATACATAGGTGTTGCAATAAAAATATGCTTTTGCTTTTCCATGTGATCTCCGTAAAGGTGGGGCGTGCCACAGTGACGCTGCGCCCCGCAACGCTCCTAATCATCCTATGGCTGATGGGGGGTAAATTCGTTACCTAACAGAGTCAGCAAGTCTGGAAGTCGAAGCATGGCTAGGGATTTCCCGCCATCCTCGCGCATGATCACAAGGGGTATTTGACCTATCTCGCAAGCCTTCTCTGCTTGCTCCATAAAATCATACACTGCAATCTTGCGTCTGCGTTTGCATTCAATGAGATATTTACCAAGGATCAAGTCACCTTCATCCGACACCTGATACTGCTTCAGGTTGCGGCGAATGCGTATGCCTAGCTGATCAAATATCGCATTGGCGACTTCACGTTCATAGCTTGCGCCACGCTGCCTGTTAAGTTTGCTCATGGTAGGGGTGGGGTACTCGCTGCACTGGCTCTATCCTTGACGAGGTTAATCATCAAACCAGCATCCGCTTTCCCCCAAAAAGTTAATAACAGCTTGTGTTGCAGCTATTGCCGTAACAGCAAGTAGTACAGGTAACGCACCTACCTTGATCACAGTAGGTATTGTAAGTGCAGCTTGCCCAAACAAGTGGTGCTGTAACGGCTAACCAGAGCGCTATCAAATATTTCATGTGACCTCCATCAGAAGGGAATATCAGAATCATCTTTCCGCTTGCTAGGAAACGGATTGACATTGCCGGGGCCGGTACTTTCAGGCGGCACCCAAGTATCTTCTTTGATCGAGATTAGCGCACCTCCTTTCGTGTCCTTAGTCCATGCTGCCAGCTTGATTGTGTCACCCGGAGCGTAGTGTTCAGATACCTTTAGTTCACCACGCCAGTCAGGACTACTTGCCGACTTCTTGTTACGGTTGCTCAGTAGTACCCCTGTACCCATCTTGCGTTCAATGTCTTGCCGATCCATGTTGCTTCTCCTTAACTAATGAATAACGTGCTATCTCTTTCTTCCCGACACGCACCGTTTGCGTCACGATAGTGTGTCCATCTTTCCTAAGTTCTTCAATGCGTGCCGCCAGCCGTAGCACGCCATACAGTCTTAGGCTATCAAGGGCTGTAATGCCATCACCTTGCTGCAAGTGATCTAGGATCATGGCTGATTGCCCCTTGCCGCTGACTGGCTTCAACCCTTTTTTATCTGCTGATCGCAAGCCTCCTTTGCCTCTTTCACCCCTCTAGTCCATACCTCGAATAGCACTGGCTTATCAGCTTCAATCATGCCAAGCACAAAGTCATTCGCACTTTCTAGTGCTGTGATCTTTGCCAGCTTCTCAGCAGCGTTCAGCTTGGCGCTTGCCATGATGCTTGTCACCATATCCAAGTAGCCGTTGACAAACTCATCATCGTTGGCATGGTAGGCATAGGCTTCAGTCTTGCCCGGCACCATGAAAGCCACGCCTGTGGTGGGCTTGGGTGGTGGTGCAGGTACTTCGATAGGTGTCACTGGTTGTGGTGCCACTATCGGAGCTGTACGCGCTTCTGGGATGGTTTCAACTTCAGTCTCATCAAGCATTCCGAGTCCACAATGTGCAAGAACCGACCTGCGTATCGCTTTCGTAGTCGCTTTAAGGATGGCATTAGCCAGTCTTTCGCCGACAAGGGTTGAGACATCCACTGCGCCTTGATTTTCTGAAACTCTACCGTCAGCGCCCGTGCATCGGACGGAGACAATGTAAATTCCATCCACACGTTCCCGATGCGTAATCTGAGTGGATAGCTTGTGGAGCGCACATAGCTGTTGAGTAGCGCTTGCGTTCGCGTAAAGGATTTGTTTTCCATTGAGGGTGAGCAAGTCAAAGGGTTTAGCGGCAGGATCAAGACCGACTTGTCGGCAGCGATACAAGTAATACTCTTTCTTCTGATCCTCGTTCAGTCCTGACAAGTCACCACGCAACACAATGGATGATTGGATAGCAGGATCAAGTGCGACGATTGCTGACTCCCCTGCCATGTTGACTACGTTACTCATGCTTGCCCCTTTCTTCCATCATGGCGTCTGCTACTTCATAAGCCCGTCGAGCAAACTCCTCAACAGGTGCAAATGTGTCGGAAGCCAACAAGCCTTGCATCGCTTTAGCTGCAAAGTAATCGCGCAAGTCCATGCCATCACTGCCTGCGCCTGTATATGGAAATGCTTTGAAATTATCTTGACTCATGATGACCTCACTTCAAAAGGAATCGACGGGAACCGGGTTGCTCGACCACAAACTTGTCATACATCTCTGGCATAGCGTTTTTAAACAAGTCTTTGGAAAAGGATTTAGTAGGCTTGCTGGCCTTCCAAGTGGCTAGGATTCGCCCATCATAGGTAGCTAGTTGGCTGGCTTCCATCATGTAGCCTTGCACTTTGGCAGCTAGGGCATCTTCTTGCGCTTCCAATGCCTTGCGCTGTTCTTTGACAACCTTCAGCATCTCGCAGATTTGCTCTAGTTCCTGATTGGCTAAGAGGCTATTGCCATTGTCTTGCTTGTACACAATCTTGGCAGCATCACCCATCGTTTCAGGGTCAAAGTTTTTAGCCTTGATGCGCCCCCAAAACTGTGCCATTTCTCTGGCGTGTAAATCCCATTGTTCTTCTGAGAAATGCTGCGGGTAATGGCAGATTTCCTGACCGCCAAAGCAGACAACTAGCACCACGTTAGGGATACGGTGGACTAAGGATTCATGCAGGCATTGAACACGGTAGCCAGTGTCAATGTCAGATGTACCATCGTCGCCATACTTCTTACGCTGGTGAATACCTAGATTCTTGACCTCATAGAGTGTCTGCCCATCCTCTGAAATGTAATCAAAGTGGGAGGCAAGAAAGGTATGTTGCGGGTGATACAGGGAATAGTCAGCATCTTTGAAATTGATGCGTTGTCTGCGTGCAAACTCTTTCATGATGGGTTCTTGCATTACCAAACCCATTTGCACAGCTTCCACAGCGGATAAGTCATCTAACGGTTTAACGCCTATCTTCTCGGCGTACACCTCACCGGCTCTACCTTCAACAAACCGGCGTGCATCGTTAGACCATAGTGCGTTGTTACGCACTTCGGGTGAAAAGTCACTCATATTTAGCCCCAATTAGTTATCGTCCTGATCCCACAATAAGACTGATAGCATCAGGACAACAATTGCTATCAGACCACCGGCACCCACCAATGCAGCGCCGATAAAAGTTAGTATTTGAGAGGTGTTCAAGGCGCACCCCTTTCGCGGATAGCAAAGGCAATCTTTCTGCCGCACTCAATATGTCGTGGCGTCACAGTTTCTGTTACCTTGGCGCATTCCTCGCGCTCATAAGCCGCAGCTAGTTCAGCAAACGCATGAAGGCTTCTCCACTGGTTCTCGGTTGCACCCCAATCTGGAGGCATGATTCCGGCTTCCGCTGCCCATTTAACAATGTCATCTCTGGTCATAGTTTCCTCTGGCAAGTAAACGCCTGAATATCCACTCTGAAGGCCGCAGCAAAGCGGCAATCAGCGGCGATACGGCTCTCAGTTTGGACAACGCCTGCGTAGTAGGCAAAGGCTGCAATGGCGAAGGTAACGGCAGATTTAGCCCACCAGTCATTGATGACCTGCATTACCTTCTTCAGCATCTCAGCCATCAAAGCACGCTCAGAAGGGGCTATCACGCATGGCCTCCTCGAACTCCTGCCTCGCCTTCTCTCTGGCAATCTGGTTCTCAGTGTGCAGGACGAAGTAAATGGCTTTAGGCCCACAGTCACCATCCCTAAAGGACTGGCGTTGAGCAAAGCAATACGGGAATTCTTCCTTGCCAGTAACAAGGCTGATTTCAGTGGTAACAGGATTGATGCAACGGTCTTTCTGACCGTGTTCATTGCCATAGAAATAGCAATCAACACAGAGTTTGATGTCTTTTAGATAAGTCATGGATAAGCCCCTAAATGGATGGATAACGGATTAGGCGTCTAGTTCTATCAGTTGGAAACGGCGCTCTTTCAAGCGTAGGACGGAAGCAGACAGGTGACGGACAGACTCTTTGGCACGGTCTAGTGCAGCTTGAGCAGCAGCTTCTTGCAAGCGAATACGGTCAATCAAGTCTGTGTCTTGACGAGGATCGTAATGATCCTGAAGGGTGTAAATCATGTGAACCTCCCTGATTAGGAAACGGATAATGTGCATCAGCACACGCACACAATAGTTCACAGAATACACAAAGTCAACAACTATTTTGAGAGATAGAGTGAAAGGCATTTGACCCTGTGGATAAGTCTGTGGATAACTTGTTTGTTTCTTTTTGGCAAGTAGAACACCTATATAAATATATCTATACGTTTACTATAATCTAAGTAAACGTATAGCTATACGGTTACTACATATATACGGTTACTATAGCTATACGGTAACTATAGCTATAGGGGTTATTGGAATATTGATCTACGTGGGTCAGTTGTTCAAACATCTATCTCTCAAAACTTATAGGAAAAGTCGTTTACTAAGACTATACGTTTACTTTCCTATACGGTTTCTAAATCTATACGGTTCCTATACATATAGGTAGGCGCGTGTCAATTTGGAAACATGAAATCTATTTTTTTTTGAAGATTCAAATGTCAAAGGA